GAGAGCGTCAACGAGCACAGGGATCACTTTCGTGGCCATATTCCCGAACAGATCTTTGACACTATTCGCCGCTTTTTTTATTCTCGCAATAGAACGGTCGAATTTATCGGTAGGCATGTCTAGCTTCCCTTTGAAATCATTAATCCGGCCTTCGGCCTTTTTCATCATTTCATTGAAGCCTTTTACACTGCCCCCTTGTTCCTTAAACGCTGTTCCTAGTTTTACGATACCTTTTGCGCTAGCATCTTTAGCGGCGGTAGATACTCGCTTGAAAGCCTCCGATAATGGGATCATCTCCTCTTTGCGGAGAACCATCGCTAACTTAGTTAGCTTTTGCATCTCCTCGCCTGTTAGCTTGAATTTCCCGGAATTTGCCTCCGCTTGAAATCGCAAAAGATCCATGTCGCTAACAAGGTTCTTTGTTTCATCCTGCAACATGCCCAGATTTTTTCCCATACCATTCGCCATAAGGCGACTACGTTCTTTTACGTAGTCAACGCTCATGGCAAGAGTCTTGTAGGATGCGTATAGCGCCGCGATAACCATGCCTCCTCGCATTACCTGGGTATTCAGACGGTAGACTGCGGCCTGTTGCTTTGCTAATCTTAATATTTGTCCTTTGTCTCTTTTCTTTTCTTCTTTTTCTAGGATTCTGGTTTTCCTGACCCGATCCCTGATGTCCATCTTCATCACGGTGAGGTGTTGCGATGTGAGACTAAAAATACCCATTACTCACCTGCCTGCCTGTTGCATAATCGAGCTTCTAAATTCTGGACAGAGTTATCCAGAAAATCGATACACTCAAAAAGTAATCCGGTCAACGGTGCATCTTCGTACCGTTCTTTTATGCAACCGTGTTTCCAGTGAGATCGGACCCTCGCTGTTTCTATAACTTGCGGGAGAGTTATCAAGTAACCAGGGCAGACACTACAGTCCGGCCCCCAATGAGGAGGATTAGGGAACCCCGGACCTGTTCTATTATGAGGGGGCATTCTCCCGCAATTCCAACGGGCACGAATGGACGGGTCAACGTTTTCCTCGCAGTGGAAACAGTTCAAAAACTCCTGCGAATTTGGGTGGTTTTCCTGTTCCATCTTAGAACGCCTATATTGGATCTCCGGTAATAACTGGAGACCCCTAATTACAAAGGGTTCGCACTTAGTTGTAGGATTGCCCTAACTCCGATCTGATTCACGGCTGAGCCGTCGTCGATAAGATCCAGAACTTGCATCGATTCTTCTGTTGCAATATGCAACCCCAAGTCTTTATCAAAAGTTTTCGCTACCTCAACGATTTTCCCATTCACGTCTACAAGACCTTCAACTTCAAGGACCGCGATTTGACATGCAACATAAGCGGCGGTAGGGGAGATCATATCATCTACAAAAGTTTTTCTAATAAAATCCTGAAGCATTCTTTTTGCCTTGCCCCGGATGTGTCGCAATTTCCACTTCGCAGGCTCCTCTCCTGGTTTTAAAACAACCTTTGAGAAATCTCCCGTTTTAACATATTCGTCCCATGTTTCACTGTGGGACGGTGCCTCTCTGTCTATTGCTGGATCGTCCGAGTAAATAGCGATGTAATCATTGACCAGGGTCGCGGTCGCGGCTAACGTTAGCATTTGTCCTCCTTGTTTTTATCCCATACCTAAAATGAAATTTGCTTTTTCTAAAGCAAGCGTTTTTGTTTCGCTTGTTACTGCTCGCATAGAAATCCTTTGTCGATTGATTCCGTCCATGTCGAACTGGGTTGGTCGTTGTCCTACAATAGAACACTTAGGAAAGTAGAATCCGACCGTTGCTCCATCACGACCTGCGCTTAAAGTGTAAAGACAATGTTTATAACTTTGCGAGCCTTCAGCGGTGTTCCATAATGAGTCGAAGGTGGTAGTCCCACTTGTCTCACTATCGATCACAAATTCAAAACTTGCTTGTGTCCTTGTCCTTCTTGCCCCCACGATAACTTGATGTCCATCCGCCGCTCCGGGTCCACGAAGTTCTACAGATCCGAAATCAATAGTTAGGCTAAACTCGCGAATCGTGTAGGTTGCTCGTGTATCACTATCGAACGTTTGAAAAAAGAACGATCCACCAGCGACGGGGGAGGGAACATGGGAAGTCACAGCCGTCGCCGTTGGGAATGTTTCGCTTGAATGTGGATGAACGGCCCATCGTGAAACGCCCATCGTTACGCTAACAGTGGGGATCTCTCCAGGGCTCAAACCACCGAATGCAATCCCTGTAGGAAAGCACCCGTGCAGTCTGTATTGCTGATTTGCTGTTTGAATACAAAAACGATAACTCATAGGAGTCGTCCCCGTTGTCGGTCCTTCGTTCGGGTATAATAGAACAGGCGCATATAGAACGTCCCCGACATCAGGGGATGCCCCTAACGCAGTGTGCATCAACATAGTGGTCCCATCCTTCACCGCTATGTATTGACCGTCCCCCCTGCCATCTCCAAGTGTTCCAACACGCAACAGCGAACCGTTCGCGAAAGTTGCGTCCGTTTCCGTGAATTGGTTTGAATTAGTAAATGCGGCAATAGTTCCACCGTCGCTTGAGTCGCTGTAAGCACCGATCACGTTACCGACAAATTTTTCAATCGATGTCGCGGTAATCGCGCCTGTAGTTGCTGTTCCATGACCGCACAGGTACATTTCGATTGTTATCGATCCAGCTTGCTGCCCCCGCATCATATGAACCCCGGAGTTTTGATACTGATGAACAGGGTCCACCGGCATCATTTCCTGGGTTAAGCCCGACAAATCCACCGCGCTGGTCACGGGCAATCTTTCATCGAACGTGTTAACCGCTTCACCGAAAGCAGATTCGTCGGCCATTAGTAGAGATCCTAAATTTGATGGTTGTCCCATTATCAAACGCTCCTATAAAATCGAAAAGTGAAAACCATAGCCAAGAAGGACACACCGTCGTGATCCTCCATTAACATCGAATCCAGTACTGCGTGACTATCCGTGTAATTCCCTGTTCCATTATGGCCCAGGCTTTTCTCTATCTGGTAGAAATCTTTTCTCATTAGGTCGCCCAGATCTCTGAGATTGTCCCGACCATACCTGAAATCATTGGGATAGGCTATGACAACCGACTCCGTGCCTTCAACGAATTCGACATCGCTGTTCGTTATTGCAACAGGTTCATAATCGAACATATCCAAAACGCTGAAGCGTCTAAATGCGGCCTGTGTATTCTCTACGCACCAATCGCGAAAATCATTCTCTGCGCGGTGTCGCCTAAACCTTACAGAACTAATCAACGAGGGGGTGAGCCCTTCGATAAGGCTAATCTGCGTAGTTCGGACTGTTTCGTAGTCGGTGGTTCCCATTATTCAACCGTGTGCCCCAATGAAACAAGGTCCACCTCCGCCGCATTCATTAACTCTTCGATAGTGGGAGGCGCGTCTACCCACCCGCTAATATGATGGTACGGGAACGGGTCGTTGTTGTCGTCGTAAATTGAGACTTCGACATGCCCCGGAGCATACGTAAGACAAGCTACGCTGTAACTCCATTTGTAAGAGCCGTCGTCATTCGCTACCCGCGATACTTTATGCTCAAGAACATTTGCGTAAATCGGTTTTTCTAAAAGCATGTTTACTCCTTGAATGGATGCCCCGGCCCAAACGAAATTTCTGTCGTGTTGTCGGGGACAAGATCGTTTCCGTTCCCGCTCATATCTTCCAAATTCCCAGAAGCATCCGGGTGCCCTGGCCAATATCCAACTAGCCCCGACTGTGCCGTTATGGAACTATTGTAATTGGCATTCACCTCACCAGATGTCCGGGTTTTGTTCCATAATCGGATCTCTGCAAATTTGCCATTCCAACTCCAGAGCCAATAATCGGAATCTGCATCCCAATTGCCAAGAGTAAGCTGATCGTCTAGGTCTTCGATTCCAGGCGATACAGCGACAGCGTCACCCGATCCGATATGTTGCTGCCCTTGGACCGATCCATCAATGTAGATCGTCCACTGGGTCGCCGGTGTTGATTGTGAAATATCAAAGACGAAGGCGACATGTGTCCAATCGCAATTTTCTTTTCGTCGTGGACACACCGGTTGCCCTGCACCGTGCAGCCATTGATATTTTAATGCCGTGTTTGTGCCATCACACGCCCTAGCTTCAAATTGCATCCCGCCTGAGATTCCTTTGCAGCAAATTTCGTAGCTCATATTGTTCGCCACCATGTTCCCGCTCGCACCACTTTTGCCAAAACAGAAATTTCTATAAACGGTATTGTATTCGTTTCTCGCCCACCAAAATTCTATAGTCAAATCCCCGGATATTTCAAACGCTGCATCGTCTGTATGACGTAGCGCGTTTATCTGATTGCTCCATGTCTGTGCCATAACAACACAACGTTTTTCTTTCGTATTGGACCGAGTATGCAACGGGGGATAGCCTGAAAAAAACGGTTCAAAATCGTTACCATACCCGCTCCGATCTCGGTAGTCGTTAGCAAGTGGCCAATACCCGACGAGCCCTTGCTCCCCCCGCGCAGGTCGCCGCGTCATCAATTCTCGGTGTTGTGCTGCGGTTAACGCCGTGTTCCATAATGATAGTTCGGAATAGTCAGAGTTATGAGTGTATGAACTCGAAAAAACATACCGCGTCCCCATCGTCAAACCATAGCCCGGAAAAGACCTAATGTCGTCGATTACGTTCCCGCTGCATGAACCGTTGTTGCACTCAACACCGTCGATTGTACACGTCCAGATATTCGCAATGGTGCTTTGTGTTCCGTCGCAAGTAATCCCAACATGACACCAAGAATCAGGCGTGACATGGCAGCCTTTTGTTTCGTTCCATACCCCTTTACTTGTCTGATAATCGGCCCGGTCATATGCCCAACAGAAAATAGCAATCGGTCCATCAGTCGTCCCTTGCCAGATGTAGACAGTCCATCCGAGATCGCCAACAGCATACGTGTACGGGCCTTCCCACGTATGAGTGTCGCGACGGAACGAGAAATTAATGCTTAACTGTGTCATCTGCGTACCGTTGCCAGAGCCATCTTGGCCGTGAAACGGCTTTGCATAATCGAACGTTTGTTTTAACATCCTATCTTGCGACTGGCCTGGATCTGTCAAAGAGATGTGACCTGTGCTTGGTTTAAGGAATCGCATAATGAAACACCCTCTATGAGAAATTAAACTCCATCGAACAGATCAACTCATCGGCTGCTGTGCAAATTGCAACGATAACATCCACCGCTGCCGCCGCTGTCGATAATACGGGCGCAGATCCACCGCTCCAACTAAAAGAGGAGCCATACCCAAGGGTACGCGACCCCGTTCCATCCTGGAGAATTCGGAATAAATACTCATGGCCGATTGTGAGATTAGTTGGGTTGTCAAGTGTTCTGTTACCGCCCAGGGTTATCGTGAAAATATTCCCGGCAGAAGCATCTGTGGAAATATTTGCCCCGTCCGATAATGCAACAACGCCTGTCGTCTGTCCTCCACCTCCACCACCAGCAGCAGCAGCCCACGAAGGAATGCCGTTTGCGAGGGTGAGCACTTCGTCATCGTCGCCTTTTGCGAGGCGCGTTAAAACGCCCGATCCATTTCGATAGTAAGTGTCCCCGGAAGCGTCAGATCCCAAGGTCAAAGTAACACCCGCGAGAACTGCACCTGTCGAAAGTGTACCGCTTGTCACCGTACCAAATCGCGTAATCGATGCTAGGTTGCTAGGCGTCATGGGTCGCCCAGAATCCGACCCCGCAGTTGTTTCCGCATCTGTGGCAAGCTCGACAATACCTGAAGCGCTTGTACTTGCCGCGCTATATCCCGCGTCCGTAACAGTAACAGCCCCTCCCGATTCCGTAGCGGTTAGTGTTGAGCCCACGAAATCGATAGACGTTGCCTCAGTGGTCAGGTTAGAGCCTTCCTCCTTAATCGTGAGTGCAGAACCACCGCCACCGCCACCGCCACCGCCACCGGCTTTATATGTAAAACTTTTTGCTTTGAGAAAACCCATAATGAAACACCCTTTCTAATCGATGATGTTTTCGCAGACGACGTAAACGGAAACGGCAGTCCCATCTCCACCTATTGCTGTAACCTCGGCGTATAGCCTGTCGAAATGTCCACAATAGGACAGCGGTTCTACGTGGCGTAGCCCGTTAGGTACTACTTCGTCTATTGCGAATCCTTCATTTAGAATCCCACGTGTCGCGGCAGTTTCGTGAGTGCCTAGCGGGAACCAAGACCCGGAAATTGGCGAATCTAAAACATAACCGTAAAGTTTAATGGTTACCGTCATTTCCCCAGAACCCGCTGTGCTTTTAACGAACACCGAGCAAGTGTCGGGAACGTTCCCGCCGACCTTCAATCCGTTCGTTGACTCGCCAGCGGTGGCAATTGCGGGTGGACTGTTCGGCGATGTTCTTGCTGATAATAAAGTGATAATTTTCTGTCCCATTGTCTACCTGCTCCAGATTGATGGTACTTCAATTTGTGTTGCACTACCGCCCGTTCCACTAGCGAACGGCACTTTTGCGGTAATTGTGATAAGGCTGTCTAGCCTCGTTTGGTATTGCAGCTTGCCTTCTTCGGCCATTTCAGCGCCTTGTCCGGTTTCAAAAAATCTTTGGAAAAGTAGCAATTCCCGAGCCTTGAATTTCACTAGCTCATCGACAGCCTCTCTGTCCCTTGCCATTTCATCAGGGAGCCCGTGAGAATACAAGTCGAATTTTAGTTGCTGATATGCCTCTCCTATAATGGAACGCCCGTTATCCTCCTGATGATAGGTCGGTAGAATATTTTTCCAGCCGGGGAAGAATTTTACCATATCGATGGGTGTTACATTATGGGACGCCTTATAGCGAACCATGTCGAAATATGTGTCCTTTACATATGTTCTACTGTCGTACACGTAGATCCATCGGACTCTATATCCGGGTGCTGGATTTAGATCGTCTGAAATTTTGCCACTATCCGCGACCCATGTCGCGTTAATAGATCCAGAAATCCGTGTCGTCTCAAAAGTAGACGATACCGCGAAGCTATTATGCAACGGGTTTCTAGCTATAACCCAAGCCCCACTGCTGATCTCGACAACTTCGACCCATTCCCTCTCCCCTGATGCTCCGGTTAACAAATAGACCCCGCCGATGTCCACCCCGGATGTCGCTGTTAAATTCACCTTACGTGGATCTGTTTCACCTGCCCCCGACGTTACGTCCACCGTAGCATCGGGCGTGTTCGACAATGCAACACTAGACCATAGGTCTTCCGCTGTTCCATCGTCGCCCGTTGCATTAGGGAACACTTCAGGGTTCGACATGGAGCTAGGCTTTCCTTCGGGTGCATCATAATAGAGCACCTGCCCGGTGACATTGTAGTAGATTTCTTGGGTCGGAATCATTTAGAACCTCCATCGAAGAACAGATTTTGGGCTGGCAATTTTCTCCAATCACCAAAAACTTTATTAGAACGTTCAATCAGTTCTTCAAGTTTGCATTGTGCAACAAGTCGGTCGGCCTTGTTTTTCGCCATAAGCAAAAGTCCAGCGATTGATTCAACCTTCGCCTTCCATTCTGGCTTGGATCTCAGATCTTGCATACGTTTGCCCAAAAGCCTGCGTTCTATTATGATACGCTTGTCCATCATGGACAAAGTTCGCCGTTCTATTATGGGTTTTTTGTCGTTGATCGGTTTTCTTGAAAGTTCCCATTCCCCCGCCTTTTCTCGCGGAGTCCTTGCTTTGATCTTTGGCTTAGACTTCGACTCGGATTTCACCCGATCAATCCTTTCCAAAGTATCCCCAAATAACTTCTCGTTTTCACGAGTAGTCGGGATTAGCCCATTGTTGCGTTGTGCAACAGCGGCGTCACCTAGCAGGGCGCTTTTCGTTTCAAGATTCTTTGACATCAGCTACCGGATTCGCCTCTTGCGATAGTTTTAGCTTCATATAATCGCGCATGACCTGCTCATCGTTCATCATTGATTTTTTGAAATTGAGAGATTCCTTTAATGAAACAGCGCGACGTTTTTTCTGAATCCGTAAAAGACAAGGGCATGGTTTTAATGGGTCGAGTTTTCCCCGACCGTCAAGACCTTGGCATTCCCTGGATTGTTTGCCTTGGTTGCCTTGGTTCCCTTTTACATACCCTCTCATAGTGGGACACTCATCCAGCGGGAGAAAACCCCTCTCAATTTTCTCCGCGAGAATTTGAACGCCGTAAGCGTTCTGTCCCATAATAGTCGGGTGAGTGCTGAGAACTAACCAGGCCGTATTTCCGCAAGGCTTAAGAACTAACCGCCTGTTTCTATTTTGTGGGGGTCGGTCCTCCTGCATTACCCCGTCTTCGTCCATGTATTTTATAACGGGACAAGCCAGGTTAGCGTCCCAAATTTTATTCGGTTTTGTTAAATTCATTGTGTTCCTTTATGAGAGTACGCGGGGGGATTTCTCCCCCCACTATTTTTAACCCTGTTTCATTATGATGTTTCATTATGATGTTTCATTATGAGTGTTTTATTCTAAGAATAATCAGGGCTAATACTCTGGTTTTATTGCATTTAGTTTTTGCCTGAGAATACGCAGACCCCGGCGTCGTCGTTGATTTCGCCAACTCCCCAACGGGCGGTCGCGACTACTAAGGTTGTTCGATTATGGATATCGCGATCCGTCTCAACTCTAACGTCCCTAGAAATTACCATTCCATAAGGGCACGATGTCGGATTTGTGGCACCGTTTATAATGAGACAACCAGCTTCGTCTGCGTTGTCGTTCATAATATCGATTGTGCTACTACACCACACCGGGGCACCCATAAATGTACCGAGGTAGTTACTGTTGTTCGCCTCGATAGTCATGAAAGATCCAAGTTGCGTACCGCTAGATGCGGCTTGCGCGGATTGGAGGTCCTGGGCCTGCTGTAGTCCCAGAATGAAACAGGCTTGTCCCCGCATTTTTTGCTTACGCAATTTCGACATAGACTCGACCATTTGAGCCAGATCTAGGTCCTCCGTAGTGGTTCCGGTGGTGTTCGATAATCCACTATTTAACCCTGAGAGGTCGTCGTCTAGGGCAACCGCCAAAGCATTTCCGGCATCCTTCACAATGAAATCAAAAACGGACGATCCGATTACGGAGTCCTCTATCGCGGTGTCCGTAACATCACGCCTAATTCCAATTTCGGCAGCTACGATGGAGACCTGAGTAGTCTGCAAAGCGGTTGCCGCTAAATCGGTGGTTTCGTTTGCGAGGTCCGTATGAGCGTCGGGTGGACTGTTCCATCTTGGGAATGAACCTGTCGATGAAGCGGTGCCCCTCAAATCGAGGACATTGACGTAGGGCGCGATTACAACGAAGTCTAAAGCGTATTCGAGCACAGCGCGATTTATGAATTCTGAATTTACGAGTTCTTCAAGCGTGGTCGTGGTGGTAGTCATTGGAATTATTACCTTTTCTTTGTTCTATTCTGAGATGTTCTATTCTGAGATCCATGGATTCTCATAATAGAACATCTCTTACTGTTACTTTTTCCTCAGCTTTCGGCTGAATAGATTAGATCCCCCACCGGGCAAAGTCTCCCGCCATTTCTCAACAGAATCCAGAAAACGGCCCTCCTTCACCAAGACGTTTATATCATCCTTCGACCATGCCATAGGATTCGGATTATCCCTTTGATCTGTTGTCGTAGTCGGTGCCCCTGGAGATCTATACCTGTTCTCCTGTGGAACACTGTTTGGGGATGATACTTTGTCTAGGACTGAGATGGTTTTTTCTGTATCGCTAGGATCGAACGTTGCATAAAGAACCGATTTCAAATCATCGTCGATCTTTCGATCACCGACAAGATTATCGAAGGCCCTCTGTTTCCCTGATTCAGTCTCCATCGTTTCTAGTTTTTCAAGTCGTGAGACAATCTTGTCTAGCGACGACGAAACCATATCCAGCGCATTGTTCGATTCTGGGACTTCCTCTTGGACATTCCTTGTCTGTTTTTTTAGTTTCCTGCGTAGTTTCGACGACTCTCTAGCCAATAAAGCGTTAACCTCTTCCTGAGTAAACACTTTTTCCACTGCGCCATTATGAGACATCTCATCATGCGCTTCCGGGGTGATCTCCGCTGTGCTGTCGGTCGTTGGCTGTTCTACTATAGACTCTTCGTTCATCTGGATTTCTCCGTTACGGCTACGCCCGTATGCGTCCTAGAAAATGCTAGGTCATCCACCCAAATCCTGGGCATTCATTCCGACTACTTTTAATCCACCTGCTATCTGTCCTTCGCTCTCCTGTGGATCTTCGCCCACGTCATCGATACCAGCCGAAGGTGAAACATTTAAGGCGCGAAGTAGTTCAACCCTGCGCGACTCGATTTCCGCGTTAGCGATTAGGGCTTGCTCCGCCTGTTCGACTGTCGCTTCAGGGTTCAAACGCAAATACATTTCAATTGTATTCATAAGCCCCATTTGACGTAATTCAGCCCAGAACTGGAGCATTTGCCTTGGGTGACGAGGTGGCTGGACTTCGCCGAAATTCACCTGCCATCCCTCTGTTCCAAAGCGCAACGGGTGATTCGCCATGCCTAAAACTTTACTTTGGATCTCTACAAGTTTTCTTTCTGTGAATCTAAAGTCGAGTGTTTGATCTTGCCTGATTTCTTTTAGGCTAGACCTTTTTAGGTCGATCTCAAATCCAGAACTTGCGGCGAAGGATAGATCAAAAACTGATTCTGGAATCCCATAGTTGGACGCACACTGTCTTATAACCGAACGGCTGGCTTCGATATAACCGGCGGGATCAGCCCCTAAATCGAGCGTCGATAATGAAACACCCTCCCCGAAACTTTGAACCACCTCCTGGTCGAGAGGTTGATTATTTGGTGTCGAGCTTAAATCGCCTGTCGCCGCCACGACTCGCTCCGCGCTCTTGCTTTGCTTCAACATGAGAACGTTCAATAATGCAACAGCTAGATGCGCGGCGATTAAGTCTTCTCCGGTGTCTGGATCTAATAGCCGATCTTCAGGTTCCTCTCTATGAACCAATAGCGCAGGCATTAGCTCTAATCCGTGTTTCTGATAGGTATTTGAAAGCATCCGACCGTCGCGATCTAAATTAAAAAATTCATCTTCGCTAATCACTAGCCACTTCGGCATTGTTGGACTTTTATCAATCCCGTTTGGTTCTATGTCGATAATGCTGGCGACGTGCTGAGATGGATCGTTCGGATGTGCAACAGCAAAAAATTTATCAGGTGTTACAATACGCAACACCGGTTCGTCGCCTCGGATGTCAAACCAGACTAGGCATTCATTCAACAGATTAACGTACCGATTCAGGCTTCGCATTTTTCTATCTTGCCGACATGCGCGGATGACATCTTGGTAGGATTCGTTCTGTGCTTCTGTGGAACGCATAGCCTCGCTAGAGTAGACCATGCTGATCTCCCTTATTATGCGCTTCGTTATATTCTGGAACATAGCGTAGTCTACAAGCTCTTTACGCATTCTTCGGACAGTTTCATTATGGAACAGCTTTGAAACCATCTCTTCGATCAGGGAATGCCCCTTGTCCCTATAAAGCAACAGACGATTCTTAGCCTTCTTCATCCTCTTGCTTTCGCCGTCGTTGAATACATAATTTTCACGGAGGAATTTTGTCAAGTCGTCACTTGTTAAAGTAACACTTGATCCAGAAGGGAGAGTTCCGAGTGTTTCACTAAGGATCATTGAATTATCGCCCCCGTTCTTGCGATGGCTGAATTTTGAATTTTTTCTGTCGGCCATAAGGCGTAGGAGAGTGCGGCTGGCCAATGAGACAAATCATCCGGGGTTCCCTTGCGTTCCATCTCGGCACGTCCCGCGACATCTCTCTCCGCATGTTCAAAAGATTTAACCAAACTTTTCGCACAAGGCTGATTTCCATCTGTTGCACTAACGAACAGGCGACGCTCACCTGTTGCAGAACACAACAGTCGATTAAGCATTTCAATTCGCGACTCCCGATGGATGATCCCTCTACCTCGACCTTTTGAATCATATTGTGCGCTCCTTATGTCGAGCCCCATAACCTTGAATTGTATGTAAACCGACCTGTCTACCTTATTATCACCATTTCCATATGGGTCGCAACGTATAAGAGCCTTCGACTCAAATTCTCCTGGGTAGTTAGTGTTCCATTGTGAGCGTAAAAGTTCAACTAAAACAGCGGCATGGTGTTCGCTAGTGCCACGGGTGGTTAACTCGTCTATTACGTACCAACGATGTAATCGCTCTTCGTGTAGCTGATACGCTTTCAATAAAATCGTAACGTCTTGAACATTGCCTGGGTCGTGCCCACACAGGATCTCCAAATTGTTGCCGTACCGTTGTAGAACACGGGAGGTCACGTCAACGGCTCCGATTTGCGGGACCGGCACAAGGTTTTTCGCCCTATCCCATGCATGATAGATCGCGCTCTCCGGGGGCAAATCCATGGCGAGACATCTGCGCTTGAATTCTCTCTCCGATAGGTTCCGTTTCATAGTAGCCCAGTGCTCTGGCCAAATCGACCAGTTAGAAAAATAGGGCATTCTCTCAATCGTCCAGTCTGAGATCGTCGCTTTCTTGGATTTCCAATTTCTAAATCTTGCGCTATCCTTCGCCGTCGCTGTATTGAACCTTTTCGACTTCCCCCCCGGTGCTGTCCTTAAACGGGCTTCGACATCACCATCCCGATCACCTGGATCGTCCACGGAGTCCTGCCATTCATCCCCACAATGGAACAGCCACGAACTGCCTTGAATTGGCGATCCAAGTGCTGCGGATGCCTGATGGGTCGGTCTAAGCTGGATAGTTAGTCCCGTAACGAAACGTAGTTCTCCAGGGCCTCCATGCCCATAATAGGTCGCCCACGATCCGCGCCGTTTCATTGTGGGAGTGTCAATTGGGACCACCGTTTTGAGAACACCTAACAAAGTTCTCAATCTGTCCGACGTCGGGGCTGTTACCCCTGCGTTGCCAGTAACGCCGATCATCTTTATGGCGGTCAGTGCTATATAGCAACAGAGCGTGTGCGATTTCCCTGCGCCCTCAGCACCGAAACATAGAATCCTAGACGCATCAAATTGATGATCTATCAAGGGCCACTGTTGCTCCGACACGTACCAGACGACAGGATCTTCAGAAGGCCCGATTATTTTACGTGTTATATTATCGAACAGACCCCCGAATCTAAACTCGTCCAATAATAGAACAGGTGGCTTGTTGAGCTTTACTGGAACACCCTCTTTTAGATCTTGGCGCACGACTCGGACGAGAATCCCCAGATCGGTGTGCCTATCATCCGTTCTAATGAGTTTGTTCGCCCGTTGTATTATCGAACTTCGTAGCAAAAGACTCCCTATCCGCAACGTCATCCATACCGTGACCCCAAAGATGTTCCACCGCTTCAACAGAACGAATCAAATTGTCCGTCTGTTCTTCCTTGCAACGGTCGGTTATGTAGTCATAAATTTTACACAGTGTTACTCTGCGCAAATTTAATCTCTTAACGTCCATGTCATGAAGATTTGGATCAGTGCAACGAATCGCGATTTCCGCAAGTTCTCCCATAACCCGCACTCGGTCGGTCGAAAGACTTTTTGCATATGCTGATAGACGTTTCTTACCGTTGCGCATTGCAACATCATACCTCGAAATCCAGAAAAAACAAAATGTCCCACAATAGAACACTTTTCAGGAGCGGGGATCTCGCCCATGCCGGAAAACCCGTGTCAAGTAAAATCGAAAAGTATTTGCCCATGGGAGTGTAATAATTTCAAGTACTTACAAGGAAATAAATCCGACGGCTATTGTCCGATTTCCGACGGCTGCCCCTTGACGTAACCACTTAGAATGATTACCTTAGTAATATCGCAAGGGGAAACCCCAATGGAAAGTTCTCTGATAATTGAATAGTTTTAGAAGTGTAAACAAAAAGACAGAAAAATGATGTTTCATAATGGAACATCGAATTACTGGGGACATGGGCAAAAACACCCATGGATAGGATCGCAGGCAATGCGGACTCCTACCAGCTTGGGAATCGAGAAATCTAGGATCTCGAATCCCAATGAAATTTTGAGCCTATAAGGGGAACTTTATAGGTTCAGATTTTCATAACAAAAAACAACGTTTCATAATGGAACAGAAGGAGACATATGTTTGTAGAACATTGGAGTAACTCAATAGAAAAAAACAGCGTAAAAACTCATAAGCAAATCGTCAAGGTTGAATCGAAGAATCAATGGGTCGTGATTACAGTAGAAAACGAAACAAGTAACGCTGTTCACTTTGAATATTTTGCAAATTTTTCAGAAGCGGTATCGTGGCGAAACTTTGCATAATAGAACACTCATAATCGAACACTCGGGGACATAGGTCCCCGTTTCATTATCAAACAGAAGGGGACACTATGTATTCAATCACAACTAAAGAAAATTACGTTTTAACCGTTTATTCCACCATGTATCTCGAATGGGGATTATCAATAGAGAAAAACGGTACCACTCTTTTTAATTCGCCCCATGCGCTTTCACTAGAATCGTACGGGTTTAAAGCGCCGGAAGGCATGGAATACGAAGAAGCTGAAGAAAGGGAGATGTTAGTAGAATGGAACAAATCGGAATGGGAGGAAATGCTTCAGGAAGAAAGCGAGACTTTCATCGAAGCGTTTCTCCCTTACACCGAGATTAAAGAATAACGACGTTTCATAATCGAACATCATAATCGAACACTGCGGGGACATAAGTCCCCGTTTCATTATCGAACAGAAGGGGAATATATGCCAAACATAAAAATGCACAAATCAGTAACTAGTAAACGGGTCTGCGAAATCCTAGAAGACTCTTATAGTTCACTCGAGAATCCCGGAATATGCATTGCTTGCGGCGAAGATGCAAGTGGATGCGAACCGGACGCCCGAAACTATGAATGCGAGTGTTGCAATGCGAAACAGGTTTTCGGGGTAGAAGAACTTCTATTCTACGTTGCAATATAAAACACTCATAAT